CTGTTTCTTCTTCTCTTGTTTCCTCATCTTCTACGTTTTCTAAGTCTGTAAATTCTAATGGTTGTAATGTCTTAAAGTATAGATTTAAGCTAATTTCGTTATAAGCTAATATGTCATCAAAGGCATCTATTAAAAGTGTCTGAAATGGTCTAATAACTGTGTTATCCATTAACAAAGAAGCAGTTTTTAATTCATCTGCATTGTTACCTAATCCACTTGAATCTTTTATACCTAATAACATAGGAGAAACAATTCTGTGTGCTACCATAATTTTACGCATACTTTCATCAGAAAGGAATTGGTATTGGTTATGTGCATCACTTAATTGTATTGGTTCTATACTCGCAGCAGTATTTGCATCATCGTTAAAAGATAATATAAATTTACCACTATTAGAACTACCACTAAATTTCTGATAGATTCTGTTTTCTATTATTTGTCTTTGCTCTTGGTCTGGTGTTCCATTATTGAAATTGATTAACATACTTGGTGCTAATCCATTCATAATGTTATTTATATGATAATTAGATATTTCTTCTTCTAATTCTGCATATTGTATTCCACCTTGATAATCTACTGGTGCATAGTAATAAAAACCAGACTTGTATGGCTTTATGTAATATATTTCAATGTTTTCTTTTGACATTCCATAAGCTGGTATTCTTAATGGCTTGTCACTTGGTTTTAGTTTAGCCCAATCCTTAAAATAATAGTAAGCAGGAATATCGCCATCTTCATTACATTTTTCTGCTCTTAAAGTTTCTACTGGTATGTGTTCTATTTGTGCAATCTTTTTTCTGTCTTTAGAATAAATTACTTGCATAGCACATTGACCCATAAGTTTAAGGTCATAACTTAATTTTCTAACTACATCTTTTTTTAGAAGTGTAATCATTTCAGCGTATTGTTCTGGCTTTTTATTTGAATCTGTAGCTCCTAAACCTTTACCGTAAATTTGTTGGCTAATACCATTAATACAGGCGTTGTTTGTAGGACTTCCATTGTATCTGTCTATTAGGAATTGAAAGTAATTGTTGTCATCTCCATAAGCAATCCAATCTTGATTAGGAACTTCTATTATTTCTGGACTTGTGTATGTACTTAAATTTACAAAACTAACTTCTGATTTAGACTCTTTTACAAATTGACCTAAACTATTTCTTTTTCTTTTTTTCATATTACTATGTAATCATTATTATAAGAATTATCTGTTATGTATTGACCTTGATTTATGTTATAATATAAATTATCCATTTGGTCTATTTCTTGGTCAGTACAGAAAATTTTATCTTTAAATATATCTACAATGTCTGTTGTATCTACATTCCAAAACTCATTATATAATTCCCATAAAAAATAATTAGTATTCCAAAAATTTGGGTCACTATATAATTCTATGTCGTAAAAATGACCTTCTACAAGTACAGGACTAAACGCTTGTGAAAATGTTAAATAATTTCCAGATGTTGTGGCATTAGAAACCTGATACGTTTGCTTTACATTTGTGCTATCGTCTCTTATAGATAAAGTAAATTCGCTTCCGTAAACTCTTGGAATTACCTTAAAGTTTTGAGCCGATGTAATAGTCTTTAATACAATCATTTTATATATAACGTAATAAATAACTTATTTTGTGTAAATGTTATTGCAAAAAAAAAGCACCCCTAAGGATGCTCTTAATTTTAATATGAATAAATATTAGTTAGGTGCTATTTGAGTAGCATCAGCAGTAATTAATCCTGAATCTAAAAAGTAAGGAGCTAATTCTTCCATTCCTTGCATAACTAAAGTAAATCCTGAAAGATCTCCAGCAGCAGCTCCAGAAACTACAGTACCAGATATAAATTCCATTCCATTCTCTAAACCACATAAAAATTGATTTCCATAATAATCTTCTACACAAACGTAAGGTCTTGCCTTAGCAATTTCTTGCAATTCTGCTTGTGTTTTAGCATCAAGGAAAGTTAGTGTTAAATTTAATGTTTGTGTGTAGAAAGTAGTTCCGTTTTCTCTTGAACTTGTTACAGTTGTTTCAAGTGAAGAATTTCCTTTTACATCATATTGATACCAGTCTGGTTGTGTTCCTGCGATAGTTGTTACTTGTTTAGTAGTAGAATCTACTGTTACTCCTGTAATACCTCCAAAATCACCAAACCAAACTGTTTTTATGCCTCCAAAGGCACTTTTACAAGGTAATTTTCTCCCTGTGTTTAATGTACAAGCCATAGTTTATATTTTTTTTATAAAAAAAAGGGTAAGTAGGCATATACCCACCTACCCTTTATTTTTGGTTAATTTAATTTATTAAGAATAAAGAACTATTTCAGACCCAATTCCGTATTGTACTCCAGCAGTAAATCTCATAATTACTCTTACGTTTTTACTTCCGTCAATGTCAGCCATATCAATTAGCTTAACAAGGTTGTAATCAGACATTAAGCCTGTTCCAAAGAATAAGTTAGATTTTTGTGCAGCCATTGCATAGTTGTTTGGTAAACCATTAGCAACAAAGATTTTTACACCATCGATAGAAAGATTTTCTCCTCCTGCATACCATAGTGTACCTCTATTGTCAATTCCATTTGCTCCTACAGAACCTACATTTTCAGTTCCTGCAACATTTGTTATAGCAGCATATCCACCTAAAGCTCTAACGTATGCTTTAGCAATGTTTTGTGAAACGTAAATGTGTAAATCATCTTTACCATATAATGTGCTTGGAATTGCATCAACAATTTTACCTAATTCAGCAACTACGTTACCAGAATTAACTCCACCACCTACAGCAGCAACGTCAATTACATCTGCATCTGCAGTAGCTAAAGTTGTAAATCCGTCAAATTCTCCAGCTTGAGCTCCACCAAGATTTCCTTGCCAGATATTGCTTTCAGTATTAGCAGATACTTGTTCTGCAACGTGAGCAATTAAAAAACTTGAAAAATCAGGAGGTAAATTATCAAAAGCAGAATATCCCATAGATACTGCACCCCAGTCTGATTCAAATGGTGTTTTACATAATTCAAGATTTACTTGAAATTCTATTGGCTGGATAATTCTTTCTGTAAGTGTTACAGCACCAGCAGATGTGAAGTCACAAGAATCATCTGTAATTAAACCAGAAGTAACTACTTTTTTCATAACTTCTTTAAACTTAATGTTTGGCTTAATTTCGATAGCACCCTGACTTAATGTGTTACCACTCAATAGAGCAGCAGCGATGTACTTACCTGCAAATTCTCCAGCATAAGTAGTAGTAATAGTTGGTTGTGGCATAATTGTTTTTTTTATTTATTTAATTGATTTAATATATAGTCCATTGTTGATTTTTTTCTTTGTGGACTTAGTCTGAAATGCGATTTTTTTACACTTCCTTCAGGATTATGTCTGATAGGAGATGCAGATGGCATAGATAATTCTTCTTTAATTTTTTTAATTGAATCTTCTACTTCTTGATCTTCCATTTCTTTTTCTCCTAATCTCGACTTAATGTCAGCAATAGCATCTTCAAGGTTTTGGATTCTTTTTTCCATACCCTCCCAGTCGCCTACATCTGCCATTTTTTCTTCTTTCTTTTTTTCATCTTTTTTCTTGTCATCTTCTTCGCTTAGGTCTTCTGTAACTGATGCAGGTTCTTCTTCTTTTTGTGGAACTTCGTTAGATACTTCTCTAACATCATCAATAATTCCCTCTTGAGCAACGACAATAAGTCTGCCATCTTCAAGTAAATATTCGCCTACAGGCATAGCTACCTTTTCATCATCTGTAAGAATAAATATCTCTTTTCCTTTTTCAAATGACTCAGCTTCTACACGAGTACCATTTTCTAATTTTCTTTCTTCAAGCCTAACTTCTATGTTTAAAAGTGTCTTGATCTGGTTTAACATTTCAATTGATTTCATAATATATATATAACGTGGTTTAATTTAAATTTTGCATTTTCATATTGTTCTTGATATAACTCCAATGCCCTGTGCCCATACAGAACCATCACAGCATTCTATAGAATAGGTATTTTTATCCTTACAGAAACAAGCCCTCCTTGAACCTTTAGGACTTGAACGACTTGGGAAAAAGTTTTTTTTCCATTTATCCATTTGTTAAGATGTTTTTTATTTGTTTTAATAATTTATTTGCTTGTTTGGTTTTAGATAAACCTACAGCATCTTTTGGTCTTTCCATTTTATCTG